CAGTTTTAGCACACACGATGAAGTTTTGACTTTTCATTTCTAAAATATTGAGATTGTTTGAAAGTAGGCGAGGACATGGATAATTCTGAGTTATTTAAAGAGATCAATGATTTAAAGAGTTATTTCCCAGGTGCAGATGATAACAAGATAAAAGCACTTGAAGGATTGATAGAGCAAGCAGCCTATGAAAGGCTATATTTAAAAGAACTGAATAAACAAGCCTTAAAAAGTGGATTAATAGAATTTCATCCAGAGAACGCAAAACTACAGAGGACTTTACCGATATCGAGTGAAATAACCAAGCACAGCGCAACACTAACTAATATCATGGATAAGTTAATGAGGCATTTAGCGGTTAATATAGATGATGAAGATGAAGATCTAAATGAGTATGAATAAACTTAGAGAACTTTATCCTGATTCTTTCCTACTTAATTATATCCAGAAGTGTAAGTCAAAAGAAATTATCATAGGTAATGAGCTAATGTTGATGCTTGATATCCTCCTCGAACACTTTGAAGATGAAAATATAATCTATGATACATCAGAATCAAACATCAGAATAAAATTTATAGAAAAAGAGTGCAAACATTACGAAGCGCCTTTTGCTGGAAAGCCTTTTATCTTAACTTTAAGACAGAAGGCTTTTATTGATGCCTTTTATAGTTTTAAAATGTTTGATGATGAACCTAATCGTTGGGTTAGGTTATACCAGGAGTATTTATTACTGATTGGTAGAAAGTGCGGTAAAACTCCTTTAGTCGCTGCGATGGATCTAGCTGAATGGTTCTGTGGGGAAATGGGAACAAAGGTTTTATGCTCCTCTAATGACTATGAACAAGCTGATCTAATGTTTCAATCAATTGATGCAATGAGAGAAGAAAGCAAGACTCTTGATAAAGTAAGTAGAAAAAACATCAAAGGTATTTACTTTGGAAACAATAAACAGAAAAAGAGTAAAGGTAAATTTAGCAGACAGAATAAAGGCAGCATCAGAAAGATATCCGCAAAGACCGGAGCCAAAGAAGGAAAGAACATTAAAGTAGGATCAGTTGATGAAGTCCATGAGTTGAAAGATAACAGTTCCACAATGCCGATTAGACAGGCTTTATCCACACAGGATGAACCAATATACGGTGAGTTAACAACAGAAGGCTTTACAAGGGATGGATACCTTGATAATAGGCTCGTGGAGGCTCGCAAAGTCCTCAAAGGTGAATTACATCGACCTAGGTGGTTAGTTTGGTTACACACGCAGGACAGCGAAGAAGAGATATGGCGAGATGAATCATCCTGGGTGAAAAGTAATCCGGATTTGGGAATCATAAAGAAGTGGAGCTTTTTAAGAACCATGGTGGAAGAAGCTAAGACAAGTTCAGCAACCAAAGCTTTTATCTTAGCTAAAGACTTTAATCTACCCCAATCAGTTTCTTCGGCATGGCTATCACAATCAGATATTACAAACCTTAGTACCTTTGATTTAAAAGATTTCATGGGTGCTTTTTATATTGCCGGAAATGACTTTGCAGAAACTACGGATTTATGCGCTTCAACTATTTTATTAAAGAAACCGAATGATAAAAATGTTTATTTCCATAGCCACTATTGGATACCGGAAAGCAAACTATTTAGCAGTCCAGATGGTGTTGATTATGAGAAATGGGCTAGGGATGGTTGGTTGACGATTGTAGAAGGTAATTCCGTTGATAGTTCCCTTGTAGCTGATTATCATTTTGAACTTTTAAAAGAGTATGATCTGAAACCTTATTTATCAGGCTATGACAATAGATTTGCTAAAGATTACGTGAATAGACATGCTGAAATATTTGGAGATAAGCTGACGGTTAATATTCCTCAAGACTTTAAGGTTTTAAACAATCCAATGAAGATACTTGAAGCTGATATAAGAGATGGTTTAGTTAATTACCAGGATAATCCAGTGTGTAAATGGTGTTTAGAAAATACCGGAATCATATTAGATAAACTAGGTAAAATGATGCCAACTAAAATGGATAGTACTAAGCGAATAGATGGAACTGCAAGCAAGATTATTGCTTATGCGGTGCTAGAGCAAAATAAATCAGGCTTCATGGCTTTGATTGGGTAGGAGGTAAGGAATGATAGCACAAATAGGAACTGAGCGGATAATAGCAGATAAAACCTTAACTATTAATTTTAAAGATAAAGGAACTGTGATTATTTCAGGTGAAGCAAGCAAATACATTTACATCAATCCTGAAGCAGTTAATTATGTTCATATTGAAAAGTAATAGGTTGCGAAATGAAAGAGGAGAGGGGGTTTAGAATGGGTGCATTAGATTATATAAAAAACATCTTCAAGGGGAATGAAACTTCTCAATACAAATCATGGCTTATGGATGGAACACCACTATTTACAAGTTTTGGGAAAGATATTTATCTATCCGATTATGTGAATAATGCCATTGATAGAGTAGCAAGCGAAATATCTAAGATAGAGATTAAAAGTATTGTTGAAAATGGAGATTTTATAAATGTACAAAACGATGATATAACAAGGCTTTTTAGAGTGAAACCGAATCCACTTCAAACTACATCAGACTTTCTAGCTAATGTGGAATGGCTAAGAAGAAAACATTGTAATGCCTTTATTTATCCACAATATGTGATTATGAAAACCGCAAACGGTAGGCAATTTAAAAAGTACATTGCTTTATATCCTTTGAACCCTACTTCCTTCTCAATCGGTGAGAACAATGGCAAAGTATGGGAAATTAAATTTGATTTCAGTGATGGTTCAAGTTTTACGCTGCCATACTCTGATTTAATCCATCTGAAATGGCGAAGAGGTACAAACACAATCAAAGGTGGCGGGGATGATCTAGGGCAACCGAATGACTTTGATGTAGTTAGAACAATAGATGCACTTGATAAAACGATTCAAGGTTTACCAAAATCTATTGAAGCAAGCTTACAGATAAAGGGAGTTTATTCAGCGAAAACACTAGCAGACCAAAACAAAATGAATAAAATGCGTGATGAGTTTGAAAGTCATATCACCACAAGTAAAAGTGGAATGATAGCAACGGATCTGGCGGGTGACTTTACACCTGTTAATATTACACCACCTTCTATTTCAGATACCGCATTAAAATTTCTTAAAGCAGTGATTCAAGAAAAATACGGAGTAAGCGCAGCAATTTTAAGTGGTGATTATACAGGTGCGCAACACAGTGCATTTTATCAGACAACGATAGAAGATTTTATCATCCAATTTGAACAGGCAATGACCTCATGCTTATTCAGTAATCGTGAGCTAGATATAGGCCATAGAATAAAAGCCTATTACAGCAAGGTCAACTACATGGATAATACCGCAAAGATGAATCTTGCAGGGCTTGCTAAAGAAACCGGATTAATGACACTTAATCAAATGGCTGAAATGTTTGGCATAGAACCGTTTGAAGATGGGAATCGAAGAATCCAAAGCCTTAATTACGTAAACATGGAAAATATAGACGAATACCAAAAAGGTAAAGCGGGCATAAAGGAAGGTGAAGAGATTGAAGAATAAAGACTTTGAACGAAGATTAGTTGAGATTAGATCAGTTAAAACAGATGACGAGAAAATGACAATAGAAGGTTATGCGATTACATATGATTCTCCCGCTACTCATGGGCCAGAGGGAAGAAAATTCACTGAGACTATAATGCATGGATCTCTTGATAAGTCAGAGATGAAAGATGTGCCTTTGAGGTATAACCACAATGACACAGTGATGATTATGGCAAGAACCAGAAACAAATCATTAAGATTAATTAAAGATAAAATAGGCTTAAAGATAGAAGCAGACCTTTTAGACACTCAGAGCAACAGAGACCTATATAAAGGCATACAGGAAGGATTAATAGACAAGATGAGCTTTGCCTTTACAGTTGCAGATGGTGGCGATACGTGGCGATTTAGCGACACAGAAACAGTAAGAGAAGTTAATAACATTGATAAGTTGTGGGATGTATCGGTTGTGGATACACCGTTTTATGATTCCACCTCTATATATGCTCGAAGTTTGGACTTGTTGGACAATGAGGAAAAACGGTTGGATAACTTAAACGAGCTACACCTATTAAAAATCAAAATAAAAACAAAAAATGGAGGAAAATAATAATGAAAAAGAAACTATTAGCACTATTAAACTCAAAAAAGGAAGCAAGAACAGCGAAGATGGTAGAGGTTGACAAGGCGGATAAGGTAGAAGAAGTTAGAGCACTAGGAACAGATCTAGAAGCAATTAATGTAGAAATTAGAAGTCTTGAAGATATGATTGCTGAAATCAAAGACGAACCTACAAACGAAAGAACAGCAGCGGTGAATGGTGAAACTCCTGGAGTTGTTATGACCGGAGTTGCAGAGTCTAGAACAGTAGACACTGACGATATGGAATACAGAAAAGCGTTCCAGGAATTTGTAACAAAGGGAACTGCAATCCCAACCGAGTTGAGAGCAAATGCAACAACTAAAACTACTGATATCGGTAGTGCAATCCCTAACGTATTAGTGGATAGAATTGTTGAAACGATGGAATCAACGGGCATGATTTTGCCACTTGTTACTAGAACATCATTCTCGGCTGGGGTTAGCATTCCGACATCATCTGTAAAACCAGTAGCTACTTGGGTACTTGAAGGTGCTACATCTGATAGACAAAAGAAAACTACATCAGTAATCACATTTACACATCACAAACTAAGATGTGAAATTGCAATGTCTATTGAAGCAAGCGCAATGGCTATTGCAGCCTTTGAAAATGCTTTTGTAAAGCAAGTAGTTGAAGCAATGGTTAAAGCTATTGAACTAGCAATCATTGACGGTGCCGGCACCGCATCTCCTAAAGGAATTTTAAAAGAAACCCCTAACGCTGGTCAAGCACTTGAGGTGTCCACATTAACTTACGCCGGCTTAGTTGAAGCAGAAGCGGCAATCCCTCAAGCTTATGAAAATAACGTTGTATGGGTGATGACTAAGAAAACCTTTATGGGATACGTAGGTATGGTTGATGATGTTAAGCAGCCAGTTGCAAGAGTTAATTACGGACTAGCAGGAAAGATTGAAAGAACCTTGTTAGGAAGAACAGTTGTCCTTTGTGGAGATTATATTGATAGCTACTCTGCTACCTTAACTGTAGGTAAGCCATTTGCTTTCATTTTTAACTTTGCAGATTATGCTTTAAATACTATCTATGACATGGGTATTCAGAGAAAGCAGGATTGGGATACTGAGGACCTATTAACTAAAGCAGTAATGGCGGTTGATGGTAAAGTTATAGATAAAAACTCCTTAGTAATTCTAAAGAAAAAAGCATAGAAAGGTAGG